CCAGGTACACAGCTGGATCGTGCCAGCTGCCTGTTACGCTTACGACCGTGTTTATGTGACCACAGTTTACATTGGAGGACTAACGGTTGTTTCCCCTAAAGTTGCTGTTCAGTCGGTTGTGGGGGCTATCCTGACCAATAGTGTCAAGCACCAGCAATGATGCGGTGCAGCAGCAATCCGGGCGATTAAGGCGGAGAGATGAAATGCGCTGGTTTGTGTTTCTGCTTTGCTTTGTCTCGCAGGTTTGGGCAGCAGAAGTTCAGCTTGCATGGGACCCAAACAGCGAGCCTGACCTCGCAGGCTATCGAATCAGCTATGGCACAGTTTCAGGAATTTATACGACAACGCTCGATGTCGGGAACACTACGTCCTGCACTGTTCATGGGCTGCAAGACGGCATCCGCTTTTATTTTGCAGCAACAGCCTATGACTTGGCGCAAAACGAAAGCGGATACTCCAACGAAGTCAATTGGCAGTCCGGCGAGCCCGCACCCCACATTGGTGCCACAGCACTACGGGCGAGCCGACATCAGGGGGCACAGACCATGACTACCATCGGCCCCATAGCTATTTCTACTAATAATGACGACGGGGAACTTTATACCGTCGATGGCGGAGGAACGCTCTACAGCGGAGAAGGAAACGAAATATGGATGGGTGATTGGGGGGCGGGCTATCCTACATATGGATTCTTTAGGTCAACCTTGCCCGCGGCAATTCCGTCCGGTGCCACAATAAACTCCGGTACAATACTTCGTATTTATGGAGCAAGCGGCCCCTCTTGGGATTCCGGATCAGATTGTCTTGAAGTTATGGGGGAGCAAAGTCCCGACGCGCCGCAGGCGAGCGGTACTGCTCCGCCGACTCTAACTGCAACTGTTATCCGCTGGCCTGCTTCTGGGGGGCTGACATGGTTAATTGGAGGAAGTTACAACGAGGTCGATATAGCGCCGATCATCCAGGAACTCGTTGACGACTACGGTGGGTTGGCAAGTGGTGCTCATATCCAGATCTGGGTAAGGGGAAAATCCACCAATGGGGAATTCCACAACGTGACGGGCGTCGATTACAACTATGGGAACCCAAGCTATTATTCAACGTTGACGATCGTCTACACCGCTGGCGGGGTGACGACTTCCATCACCATCGACCTATTAGCGCGTAGGCCGATGCACCATATGCTGGTCAGATAGGAGGATTTCATGGGCAGAATTTACACGGCGCAGTTCACCGATGTCGCGGTCTCGGCCATTCAGGATCTCTTTGAGCTCGTGGCCCCAGCCGATTCGATCGTTAAAATTCACGACTTGCACCTCTCGCAGAAATCAGATGTTGGGGACGCGGCCGAAGAGATCCTTAACATCCAGCTCACCTCGGGCCATACCACCAGCGGCTCCAGCGGGTCGGCTCCGGCGGCGGTTCCGAACGAATTGGGAGATTCCGCATTTGGCGGCACGGTCGAGGCGAACAACACGACCCAGGCCAGCGCAGGTACAATCGTTACTCACCATTCCTGGGATTGGAACATCCGCGGGCCGTTCGACAAGATCTGGACCCCTGAGACGCGGCCTGTGCTGTCTCCCAGCCGACGCGCCTGCGTCGAACTGCCGGCCGCCCCGGCGGATGCGATCACCATGAGCGGCACGATCACCTTCGAGGAAATCGGCGGATAAGCCATGCCCTACGTTTTCCGCAGACCCTTCGACTACGCGCTGCGCGGCATCTTGCGCCGGTGGCCTCTGCCGTCCAAGGCCGCCGGGACGGAATACACCCAGGGCGTATCGGGGGCCATGCCGGCGCAGTCAGGCGCCGTATCGGCTCTCGTCCTGTTTTCGCGCTCCGTTTCCGGCGCTTTCCCGGCGCCATCAGGATCAATCTCGCGCTTTGTTGCAAGAATTCTCACCGGGGCCTTACCGGCGCCCTTTGCCGGCGGCCCTGTCAAGCAAACCAGCAAGGGAACCTCCGGGTCCCTTCCCGGACAATCCGGGTCCCTGGCCGCCTCCGCCGTGTTGCAAAAGCTGAACGAAGGCAATGCACCGAGTCCCGCCGGGGCGATCTCCAAAGCAACCCTCAAAGCACTGTTCGGTGCCATGCCGTCCGGCAGCGGGTCTGTTGCAAAATCAATCTTAAAAAGTTTGGCAGGAGTGTTCGGTGCGATCGCAGGCGCGGTTTCCAAGGGGATGGCTGTTTCGCGCTTCGGCGCGCTGCCCGGGCCTATCGGAAACGCGTCCGCCTCTGCCGTGCTGCTCAAGCTGAACGAGGGCAATGCACCGAGTCCGGCCGGGGCGGTCTCAAAGGCGACCCGCAAGGCACTGTTCGGTGCCATGCCGTCCGGCAGCGGGTCCGTTGCAAAATCAATTTTAAAAAGTTTGGCAGGAGTGTTCGGTGCGATTGCAGGCGCGGTTTCCAAGGGGATGGCTGTTTCGCGCTTCGGCGCGCTGCCCGGTCCTACCGGAGAAGCGCAGCCGGCCTTCAGCACGCACCAATCCGCCGTAGGAGATATGCCGGCGGCATCCGGGCTCATAGCGACTCTTCTGAACCCCCTGATAACCTACAGAAAAGTTGCAGGCATCCTCGGCGCGCGGTTTAAAAAACTGATTGGAGGCTAAAATGGCAAAGCAGAAACGTGACGCAACCGGCAAGATCGTAGACGGCTTTTTCGCAAAGTTCAAATCCTGGCGCCTGTCCCGCAAAATACGTAAGGGCAAACTCCCGCGCGGCAGGACTTCGGCGGAGATCGTTTCTGCTATCGATGGATCCATCAAGGGCTGCATGGCGGAGATATGGGGGATCTTGTCCGCCCGGCTGGTCCGTGGTGACGGAACGATAGTGGACCTCGGCGTCATGTCCGTAAAAAAGGTCACGACCGCCTTCCGGGATTATATCGTCGATTCGCTGCAAAACAGCACGACCTCGCCCCTGAGCAATTTCAAATACCACGCCTCCGGCACCGGTGCGGTGGCCGAGGCTAACACCGATACCGCCCTGGGGACCGAGGTCGAATCCCGCCAGGCCGGTACGCAAATAGAAGGGGCGACGGCCAATATCTACAAGACGGTCGCCACGATCGCCTATACGGGCACCCGTGCGATCACCGAGCATGGTTTATTTTCCGCGTCGAGTGCCGGCACATTGATGGACCGCAGCGTGTTTGCCGCCATCAATGTCGTGAACGGAGATTCCATCCAGTTCACCTACGAGTGCACGTTCAACGCCGAGGCATAGTTTCCGAATCCTCGCCAAGGATAGACGCGAATGAGCAACAAGACGGCGCAGCGAGTTTGCTACGGACCGAAGGAATTTTCGAGCAGGAACCCCATACACATCATAGGGGCCTGTTCGAAAGAAAAGGCGGCGTCGGCGCTGATTTTCTCAGGTCCTTGCCTGATCACCGGGATCCACGGGTCGACGGACGGGGTGAACCTGGTGACCTTGTCTATCTATGACAACACCTCGGCGGCTGGTGTAATTTGGGATGAAGTAAAAATTCCAGGGCCGGACTATCACGGCGGAATCATATATCCGACCCTGATGGGCATGGACAACGGCATATACGTCGCCCTGTCGGGCGGATCGTGTAAGTACTACGTTTTTTATGCTGAAATCGCTGATTAAGCGCAAATGAAGAGATAACCCCATGGACGGCAAGCAACTGACCCGCGAGTTTCTGGATGCGATCGACAAGGCCGAGACGGATCTGCTCGAGCTGCAGCCGCGGACGATCTACCATGCGCTCGACGTTGCGGCCTGCGATTTCGCGCGGCAAACAAGGCTGATCACCCACAAGGCGACGATCACGACCGTGGACGGCGAGAACCGGTACGACCTGCCGCCGGACTATCTGGCGATCTTTGCCGGCGGGGACCGTACGCGCGAAAGCCGCCCGATGGGCAAATACACGGACATCGACGGCGGGGTCACCTGGCCATGCGCCGTGAACGAAGCGCTGATCAACAACGACCCGGACAGCGAGACCGAGGAAAGCCCGCCCAGGGCGTTCGCGGTGGTG